TCCTTCGGCTGCACCTGCGGAAGCGTCTGCATCGCGGAACGAAGACCGACGTTTGCCATGAAACTGCTCATTACCGCTGTCCTCCGAATGCCTGACCGAACGGCGAAAGAGCCTGACCGACGCCGCCACCGATTCCCTCGGCAATCGCGCCGATGCCTGCACCCAGCAGCGCGCCGCCGAGCGCGTTGCCGGAGGCCATGTCCATCATGGCCTTCTGCGTCTGCGCCGCATACCGATTCTCGATCGGGCGCGTCATCAGGCCGATGTTCTGCTGCATCTGCGCCGCACGAGCAGCCTGCGCCGCAGCCGTGTACTGCTGGTACTGGCCGCTCTGGTACTGCGCGCTGCCGAGTCCGGCACCGAACAGGCTCTGCGCGGCGTTCTGCTCCATCTGCGCGATCGCGGACGCCTGCGCCATCTGCGCGGACGCGAGGGTCTGCGCGTACTGCTCCTGCACCGCACCTGCCTGAAGCGCGCCCTGCGCGGCGACCGCGTTCACCGCAGCCTGCCCGAACGTGGTGTTGGAAAGCCCGGTCAGCATCCCGCTCAACTGCTGGCGCGCGACGGCGAGATCCGTCTGCTGCTTCAACAGGCCGAGCGTGGCGTCCCGACCGGACTCAAGCGTCTTGTACGCCTCCTTGCCAGCGGCAGCGAACGCGGCGCGGGACTGCGCCATCACGTCGCCGTACTGCTTGACGGCGCTGTTGTACGCCTGCGAGTACACGGCGGCGTTCGTCGTCCGCTCCTTCAGGAAGTTGTCGATGATCTTCCCGTACTCGACGTTCGCGTACCGACGCGCTCCGGCGTAACCCTTCTCCATCTGCTTGATCGCAGCGGTGTAGTCGGTTTCGCCTCCGAACAGGTTGCTGAACAGGCCCATCAGTAGGTTCCCTTCACGTTCTTGGTGTGGCCGTAAGGCTCGACAAGCACGGCCATGCGCTCGATAGCCCAAGGTACGCCAAGGCTTTCGATTCGCACATACGCCGCCTGATCGCGGATCCGGCACCGGAAAGCGTCGTTCCTGCCGGGAAGCAGCGTCCCGAGCAGGTTCTGGTTGGTGTTGTCGTAGGTCGCGCTGCTGACCGTATAGCGCGGGGACGTGATGTCCGACGGGAGATTGAACCCCAACTGCTTCTGTGCCGAGTAGTAGGTATAGGTTCCGCCGGGGGTGTCAGCCGACGTGCCGGGAAGCGTCTCGTCACGGAGCATCATGGTCGCATTCGGGTTGGTCGTGTGCTGGATTTGCCAGTCCGTCGAGGCACCAGCCACGTTGTAGACCCGATTGATCTGCTTGGTGTAGGTACGCCCGGTCGGGTCGGTGATGAGAGTGTCGGAGGTCAGGTACGTCCCGGCGATCTCTGTCTCGTAGAACAGGTCGAGCGCCTTGTCCGTCGCCGTAGACCACGAGGTGTTGTAGACGCCGCAGTCGTAGGTGGTCGTGAACGTCGGATCCCCGGTCGCAGGCTGGTTTCCGGCGTCCAGCAGCACCTCTGGGAAGTCCGGATCTTCCGCCACGACCACGGAGGTGATGTTCTCACCGATCGCCTCCTCGGCAGTCTGACCGGACAGGATCGACGCGAACGGGCCGGACAGTCGCTCCACCGGATTGTTGAACGCATCCTCTTCGATCGGCTCGTCCATCGTCAGTTCGATGCGCACGTCCTTCATCATCACCTGCCCAAGCGTGGGCTGAAGGACAGGGCCGAACGTCAGGCTGCTCGTAATCTTCTGCGCAGCAGCCTCATCGTTAGTTACGGTGAAGTCGCTGATCGCCTTGTACCCGACCGCCGCCTGACCGTCCACGCCGGAGACGAGGTCGCGGTCGAACCACCCGATGTAGCCATCCTCGCTGCCGAAGGCAAGGATCGGGGCGCGGGAGTCACCGAACGGGAAGTCGCCGCAGCAGGTCGGGGCATGGAACGCAGGCCACCCGGTCTGGATCGGCCAGAAGGCGTCCGTCGCCTGACTGTAGAGCAGGTGGACGCTGCTTGCAGGGAGGTCGGTGCGCGACATCATGCAGTAGACGTTCTGCGCCTCCGCGTCGTAGCCAAGCACGCAGTTCAGGGCGTCGAACTTCTGCTGCTGGAAGAAGGTGTCGAGACGACCGCTCGTGATGCGACCGCTCTTCGTCACCTGAAAGTCGTTCGGCTGGACGCGGTATAGACCGTCCTGCGCCATCATGTAGATCGTCTGCGCGTCTGAAGCGCACCACGCACGCTCGGACACGATGCCGACAGAACGCGACAGTTCGATCAGCCGCGCATCCGTCACCACCGGGTCGGCGGTCAGGTAGGTCATCGTGTGCCGTCCGGCGAACAGCAGGCCGCTCTCGCCAACAGGGACGAGCGCGACGATCGGCTCACCGGGAACGCCGAATCGCGTCGAGGACACGCCATTAACAGCGTCATGTATGTTGCCAGCACTCGGATGCCAGTCGTCCGGGTCGTTGATATGGCACAGGAACCAGTTGTTCGGAGCGGACTTCAGTCCGGACATGGCAAGACGACCGCCGAATCGGACAAGCAAAGTCGCTCGATCTGCACCGCTGCCGATGTAGTTGTACGGGCCGTTTGCGTGCGTCCAATCCAAGACTGCCGGAGTCGCATTAGTGATGTCAACCTTCCGATAGAACTCGCCGTCCGCAAAGTAGCAGTACTGCCCGAACACAGCCGCGCCAATATGGCCCGACGACTTCATGGCGTTGATGCCAGCACCGCGTGTGCATAGTGTCGCAGTGCCACCGTTGTCGATGACGTAGACCTCTCCGCCAGCAACAACGATGCACCGCTGGGTCAGCGTGCTGCTGACGTATGCATCCGCGCGCAGGATCACCTGCACCTCGCGGGTCGCAGCCGTAGGGCTGGTGTTGAACTGGTAAGCCCCGAGAAGCGGCCTGCGCTGGCCGAGCCGCAACTTCCCCTTGTAGGCGTCGTAGGGGATCACGTTCATCGCCTGCGCGGTGAAGCCCGGAGGCAGCGCGGAATACGAGGAATCCACGCTGACGCCGCGATACGGAAGTGTGACCGGGGAGTATGGCATCAGGAGAGCCGAACACCAATAACGATGGTGAGCCAGCCACTAGATGGAGGCGAATATGACGTTGCAGCAGTAACGACTGTTACTGATTGTGTTCCGGTGTTTCCACCGCTGGCAATCGAATCAATTTTTACGTTCATCACGATTGCAATCCAACTTTGTCCGGTTGCGCCGACAGACAGAGATGGCCCACCAGCAATGCCGCCGACGCCACTCCTAATAATGACCTGACCCGCGCCTGCTGACGCTGACAGAATTGGCTGGAACGTGCCGCTATCGTCATATGCAGCGGTTCCAAGACCAAGGGCCGTCTTGGCAGTACCACCTGATCCACTCGTAAGTGCTGCAACTGCACCAGCAGCGGTTGCGCCAAGGACGCCAGCAGCAGCGAGATTCGCCAACTTGCTGTACGCAATCGCCGCGGAAGCATCGACGTTGGCATTTACGATCGTTCCAAATCCAAGCGCCCCGCTTGAACGTCGAAGCACCTGTCCATCCGATCCTGCCGCAATGTCGGCGGGAGCGCCAGTCGAGTTCGCGGAACGACCAATGACGGATGTTGCGGTCGATTGACGCAACTTCGCGTCGGTGACACCGTCGCTCGTTCCGGTCGCGCTCTTGATCTTCGCCGTCTCGACGGCGTCGTTGGCAAGTTCCGTGACCGTGATGCTCCCCGCATACTGGCTGACCGCCACCCACGTCGTCCATGCGCTGCCGTCGTAGCCGCGCGCGAACGCCTTCTGCGTCTTGGTCGAGACGAGCAACTGCGCGATCGTTCCGCCGGACAACTTGGTGACGTGCAGGACGCCGGGGCCGTCCGACGCAGGCGTCCAAGCGGACGGGACGTTTGACGTGACCGTCGTGGCGATCGGATACCGACCCTGCACGCTGTACCCGGCTGCGTTGATGTCCGTGCCGGACACGGCAACCTGCGGGTAGGTGCTGGAGACGTAGCCGAGCGAAGTCCACGCGGTCGTCGCGTCACCGATCTTGACGTTCCCGGTGTCGGTTTCGTAGCCGATCTCACCGGACTCAAGAGTCGGGTTGGAACTCGTCCAGTTGGACGCGGTTCCGCGACGGATCTGCAACTTGATCGCCATTACTTGTCCTCTTCCACGAACGAAGGCGGCACGCAGTACCAGCCTTCAGGGATGCGAACCTCGTTGTCGCCCAACTGCCAGCCGTCAGCCGTCTTGACGTACACCTTGCCCCGCACCTGCGGCCCCATCCTGATCGGGCTGCTCTCGCTTACCAGCACCGTGCGCGTGCAGCCAGTCGCGAATGCGAGAGCCACCGCGACGAAGCACAGAAGGATCAGCAGGAGCGTCAACCCCCGAACCTCGTCTGGGAAGAACGGAGTGCGCCCACTGCAGCAGCGACATGACGATGGCTCTGACGAGGTCATACACGTCACTCGGCCTTCTTGTTGTCCTTGGCGAAGATCAGCCCGACGCCAGCAATGCACGCAGCGGCCAGCGAACCCCAGTCCGGGACGGTCAGCGGGTCGTTGTCGGTCAGGGAGGTGAGAACAGCGCCGATCGCGACGAGGATCGCCGCAATGCCAGCGCCAGTGGTCTTCCACGAGGAGTTCTTGATGATGTCGCTCATCGGTCGTGCCTTTCCAGTTTCTCCTCGATCTTGTCGAGGCGCTTGCTGATGCTGTCCTGATTCGTCACGACCTGCATCAGCAGGCGGTCGTGATTGAGATACGCGGGAAGGAGCATTCCGACGAGCGTGAGGGCAATCGCGCAGAGCGCGATCCAGTTCGCCGTGGACAGGCTTACCTTGATGTTCGTCTTTTCGATTGTCATGGCTTTATATGAACACGCGATACGGGATCGTCGGGATCGGCTCAAACGTCGGCAACTCGTCCTCCTGCGCCTTCGTCAACTCAAACGACACGCGGATGTTCGCGTGGTAACGGTTGTCGCCGGGGCGCAGGATCACGCCTTCCTCGTCCACCTGCGCCGGGATCGGCCCGATGCGATCAAGCGTGACACCCGTGACGGGCAGCACCATGACCTCGCCGTCCTCGTCGGTGCGTTCCTCGGCAAGCCCTGCGGCGATGAGGGCATCGTCGAGGTCGGACTCGGTGGTTGAGCGGAGTAGGTAGTCCATGTCAGGTGGTGAGGGCTTGGAGTTGTGCGTTTGTAAGGCGGGTCGGCCAGTACTTAAGCAGCGCGATGGTTCCGTTCAAGTAGACGGGCGAGGCACCTGCCTGCTGTCCAATCATCAATCGATCCACGGTCGGCATCGTGACAGACGTATCCGCTGTCCCGAGCGTGCCGCCAAGCGCGGCCTGAACGTCGTTGAGCTTGTAGGCACCCGCGATCTTAAACGCGGTATTGGCGGTCACCGTTCCAGGCGAGATGGTCGCCAGAGTGCTACCACCGTCTACCACGATGAACTCGCCGGTGGTGTCTGCTCCTAGCTCGATTGATTCGTTTGCCGTGTTGTCGTTGACGGACGCGATACGGCCAATGTTGCTGGTGCGGCTCCGGATCGCGTGTGCGAGCAGCGTCCCTTCCGTGGCGTTGAACCACGACGAGAAGTTCGTCCCGGTCATCACGCACGAATCCGCCGCCCTGCTCCCCGTGCTTGCCCCGGTCGTGATTAGGCTGCTGGCACCGCTTCCGGTTTCGACCTGAAATCCCCACACCAACACGCTTCCCCATCCGCTTGTGTTGATATCAATGATTCCAAACTCAATGTTCCCATTTCCGGTGCGACCGAGAACGGCCACGGAAACACGCTGCCATGATGTCGTAACCGTGATCGCGGTCGTATTGCCAGTAGCGGAAAAAACGTGATAAATCGAAAGATTTGAGTTCCCGCTTTCGCGTTTGACCCAAAACGATATGGTGTACGTAACCCCGGCTGTTGTGGATATCGCTTGGTTTAGATTGCTGTATTGCTGCGTGAATGTAACGCGAGCGGCATCGTTGCTGTTGTCTGGCGCGGTTCCAGCAGTTGCAGTTTTTGTTGCTCCACTCGCAGCCGTATACGTTCCAGAAGCCATCGCGTTTGAGTTCAGAG